TCCAGCGCCCCAGTACCGTCAAAGACAGCCTGGGTGCACCCAGTCGGACATGGATCGATGTGGCCACCGTGTGGGCAGACATCCAGCCTTTGTCTGGACGGGAGGCTGTGATCGCCAGCCGCATCTCGGCTGAACTCACGCACCAGATCACGGTGCGTTACCAGAGCATTTTTGACAACCCTCAGCTGGTGGCCCAGTACAGGGTGCTCTACAGGTCGCGGATTTTCAACATCCACTCGGCCCTGAACGAGGACGAAAAACGCGTCCTGGTCATCCTGCTGGCCAGCGAAGGTCTGGACGATGGCTAAACATGAACGCTTTAAGGTGGAGGGCTTGGCTGAATTGGCCAAAGCCCTGCGCGAATTGCCCGATCGAGTGGCCAAGAACGGCTTGCGCGTCTCGGTCTATGCCGGGGCCAAGGTCATCCGTGATGAAGCCCGCATGCGTGCGCCCAAAGCGGCCGAAGTCCTGGGACCCAATCAGCCGCCACCGGGCACGCTCAAGCGCTCGGTGATCATGAAACAGATCCCTGAGCTCTCCAGCCTCACGCGTCAGACCTTCTTTGTGACGGTGCGACATGGCAAGAAGTACCGCAAGCAAGGCAAGAAGGGCAACCTCTCGCAAGATGCCTGGTACTGGCGTTTCGTGGAGTTTGGCACCCGAAAAATGCGCGCGCGGCCATTCCTGAGGCCTGCCCTGGAAGCCAAGCGGCGTGAAGCGGTGCAGGCCATGAAGGACCGGTTGAGTGAGCGCATCGAGCTTGAAGCCAAGAACCTTTACAGAGGTCAGCAGAGGAAGTAGCCGTGCATGATTTCTTTGACGCCATCAAGGATCTGGCCGGGGGGGAGGTCTACGCGCTTGTCGCTGCAGAAAACACCCAGTACCCGGCCATCGTCTACACGCCCATCGTCCAGGAACACATTTTTGGCATCGATGGACCGCATGGTCTGCAGCGCGTTCGCGTGCAGGTCGACACCTACGCCAGAACGTACCAGGAGGCCTTGCACCTGCAAGACCAGGTCCTGACTGCGCTGCTGGCGGACAAGAGCACCGTCGCCGATGTGCGCATGGGGCTCAGTGAATTTGAAGATCAGGCCCGGCTGTACCGGGTGAGCGTGGACTACACCTACCACCGGCCGGTTGGTTCACCGTGAAACAAGGAGCATCTGCATGAGCAGCACCGCAATCACCGCGCAGGGCATTGCCATTGCCCGGTTTGGCACCACCGCCTTTGAAACCATCCCCAACGTGGTTTCGTTTCAAGGCCCTGGCGGACAGGCCGCTGTGATCGACGTCACCAATCTGGCTTCCACCGCCAAGGAAAAGCGCGTGGGCCTGCGCGACGAGGGGCAGTTGTCTCTGACCCTGCACTACAACCCCGACGATCTGGTGCATCAGGGCCTGAGAACCGACCGGGCCAACCGGGTGCGCCGCCAGTTCAAGATCACTTTTACCGACACCAACCCTGCTACCTGGACCTTCTACGGCTATGTCACGCACTTCAGCGTGCAAGGCGGTGTGGATGCGGTCGTGCAGGCCTCCGTGACCATCGAGATTGATGGCGACATCACCGAAACTTAAAGAGAGATACACCCATGTTGACCCGTGAACAAATCCTGCAGAGCGATGATCTGCCCCGTGAAGTTATTCAAGTTCCTGAGTGGGGCGGTGAGGTACAGGTGCGCACCATGACCGGTACCGACCGTGATGCCTTTGAAGCCAGCTTGATTGGCAAGGAAGGCCGCCTTGAGAACGTCCGAGCTCGCCTGGTTTCGCTCACCCTGTGCGATGAGACGGGCAACCGTCTTTTCAGCGATGGCGACATCACGGCGCTCGGTGGCAAGAGCGCTAAGGCACTCGACCGTGTGTTTGCCGTGTCCCAGCGCCTGAACGGCATCGGCGCTGATCAGGTGGACGCCGCAAAAAACGCCTGATCGCCCATCCTTCGCGGCGCTTTGTGTTTCGGCTGGCGCTGGCTTTGGGCTTGCCGGTACGCGAGATGCTCGCATCGATGGGCTCGGATGAGCTGACCGAGTGGATGGCGTACTACCAGCTTGAACCCTTCGGGGACTACCGGGCCGATTACAGGTCCGGTGTGGTGGCCTCCACCTTTGCCAATGCCCACCGGGCCAAGGATGCGGGGCCGTTTCGGCCAGAGGACTTCATGCCATTCCTCGAAAAACCGCAACCCACCCAACCTCAAGACGAAACACAGCTCAATGTGGCCCGGTTCAAGGCCATGTTCGCGCACAAGGTAGGCAAGCAACATGGCTGATATCGGCTCCCTCGTGGTCAAACTCGCAGCGGAAACGGCCGATTTCCGAGAAGACCTGGGCAAGAGTGCATTGCTTTTGGAACGCCACGCCGAATCCATGCGTGGATCCCTCGAAAAAGTGGCCGAAGTTGCCAAGACCACTTTTGCTATCGCCATCGGCGTGGAGTCGGTGGGGGCGCTCAAGGAGTTGGTGGCCCACACGCTGGAAACAGTGGCCGCTCTGCAGGATCTGGCCGAGCAAACCGGGGCAAGCGCCACGGCCCTGTCCGGATTTGCACCGGTGGCCACCATTTCTGGTGTGGCGATGGAGCAGATTGGCGTAGGCCTGACAAAGCTCTCCAAGGGGCTGGCCGGGGTGGACGATGAGACCAAAGGGGCTTCTCAAGCTCTGCAGTTTCTGGGCATCAAGGCCAAAGATGCGGGGGGAAACCTGCGCGATCCGGCCGAGGTCATGAACGACATTGCCTTAAAACTGTCCAATTTCGAGGACGGGGCAGGCAAGACGGCCATTGCGCTTGAGCTGTTTGGCAAATCTGGGGCGGGGCTGCTGCCCTTCCTCAAGGACCTGGCCGCCAACCAGGACCTGAACATCCGGCTCACTGAAGCAGAGATTGAATCTGCCGAGAAAGCCTCGAAGGCGCTGGGCCGCATGCGGGCCGAGCACAACTTTGTCGCCCAGACCATCGTCACGGCCGCGCTGCCTGCCCTTGAAGAGCTGGTGGGTGAGCTCAAGGCCGTGATGCTGGGCACGCACAACACGGCTGAGGCCATGGTCAAGCTGCGAGACGATGGCACGCTCAAGACCTGGGCGCAGGACACGGCGTATGGCATTGCCATCGTCATCGATGCGCTGCGCGGTGTGATCCAGATGGCCAAGGCCGTCATGGGCAGCTTCGAGGCGGTCTGGGCCGATATTGAGCTGCTTGGCACATTCCTCGCCGGTGGCAAGGGACTGAATCCGTTTTCCGAGGAGAACCAGGCCACACTCAAGACCGCATTGGAAAAACGCAACGCGATCGTTGAGAAGGCCAATCAGACCTACGTTGACCTCTGGAAGATGCCCCTCCTGGCCGATGCGGTCAAAGAGCGCTTTGACGCCATCAACCGGGGCGAGACCGAAGCGGCCGGTGAAGCCGCCAAGCCCAAGCTGAACTACAACTCGGCCACTGGTGCGCTCACCGCAGCGGCCATGGCCAAGATTGAGAGCGACATCAAGCAGCTGCAGGGGTTGACCGATGTGGAAACGGGCCTTCTGAAGGACCGGCAAAAGATCATCGACCTCTACGAGGGGCAGGGTTACATCAGCTACAAGGAGGCCAGTGAGGCCCGGCTGAACGCTCAGCAGGAATTCACAGATCGCCTGGGTGAGTTGTATGCGCAGGAAGAGTCCATCTTGAAGCATGGCCTGGCCACCGTGGCCAAGACAGCCCAGGACAAACTCAAGCTGCAAGACAAGCTCTCGGAAATCACCCTCCGCCGAGAAAAGCTCGAGCGTGAAGCCCAGCAGTCCAACCTCGAGCGTGAAATCAAGCTTCCGGGTGAAACACTCAAAGACCTGCAAGAGCAGGTGGCCAGGAGCCAGGGGCAGCTTAGATCGACCGAAGAGCAAATCAAGGTCCTTCGTGAGACCGGATCGATCAGCGAGATTGATGCGCTCAAACGACTGTCGGCTGCCAGGCGCTCAAGTGCTGATGAGCTGGCGGATTTCGCGGCCAAGGGCAGAGAACTGGTGGAGGCCACGCCTGGCAATGACAAGTTGGCCGAATCGTTTCGACGCATCGAGGAGGCGGCCCGTCAGGCAGCCGATGGGGCGACCTTGCTGGGTCAACGGGCCCTTGAGTTGTCAGATCCCGGTGCTGGGTTCTCCAAGGCGCTGCGCACCCTGGGTGAAGAAACCGAGCAGATGGGCAAGCAGATGGAGGCGGTGACCACCAAGGCCTTCAATGGAATGACGGATGCGCTCACCAACTTTGTGATGACGGGCAAGCTCGACTTCAAGTCGCTGGCCACCTCCATCATTTCGGACCTGATCCGCATTCAGATCCAGCGTGCCATCACGCTGCCCATGGCCAAGGCGCTGGGAAGCATGTTCGGGTTTGCCGATGGCGGAATCATGACCTCATCGGGCCCCTTGCCGCTGCGAGCGTACGCCACTGGCGGGGTGGCCACCACGCCTCAGTTGGCGGTCTTTGGCGAGGGTTCCATGGCCGAGGCCTATGTGCCGCTCCCCGATGGTCGCTCGATCCCCGTCACCATGAACCAGTCCTCGTCCGGGGGCGGTGATGTGTTCAACATCTCGGTCAACGTAGCCGAGGGTGGGGTGACCAGCAGCGCAGGGCAGGGCAAAGACCTGGGGCGTGCGATTTCCAGCGCTGTGCGCCAGGAGCTGCTCAACCAAAAGCGGGCCGGTGGTCTGCTGGACCCGCGTCGGCAGTGATGCATTGAAGGATTTTTATGGCGACATTCACATGGATCGCTTCGATTGGGGCCTCCCTCACCGTCAAACCCAATGTCCGCAAGGTCTCCTTTGGGGACGGGTACGAGCAGCGTCTGGCCTTTGGCATCAACACCCAACCGGAGATCTGGTCCCTGGAATTCAGGGGTAAATCAACGGCCGAGGCGGCTGCCATCGACAACTTCCTGCGTGCCCGTGGGGCGGTTCAGTCATTCGACTGGGCCACCCCGAGTGGCATTGCGGGCAAATTTCTGTGCGAGGAATGGAGTCGGACGGTGGAAGAACCCAATCTGGAAAACATCCGAGCCACGTTCAGGCAGGTTTTTGATCTCTCATGACGGCCCAATCAATCACCACAGAAATTCAGAAGCTCTCCCCGAGTGCGGTCATCGAGCTCTTCGTGATGGACCTGACCCTTTTCAATGAAGGTGTGGTTCGCTTTCATGCAGGCACCAACGAACTGCGCCGTCAGGTTGTCTGGCAGGGCAACACCTATGAGCCGTTCCCTATTCAGGCTGAAGGCTTTGAGTTCAACGGTAACGGCCAAGTGCCGCGCCCCAAACTCAAGGTGGCCAACGTCACGGGCAGCATCACTGCGCTGATCCTCTCCTACCAGGACCTGGTGGGGGCTCGGGTCACGAGAAAGCGCACGCTGCTCAAGTACCTTGATGCCGTGAATTTCGGCACTGGAAGCAACCCGACTGCGGATCCGACTGCCGAGTTTGCCGACGATGTGTATTTCATTGATCGAAAGTCACGAGAGACCCGGGATGTGGTCGAGTTTGAGTTGGCAGCCTCTTTCGATCTCGAAGGAGTGTCCTTGCCCAGACGGCAGATTGTTCAGAACGTCTGCCCCTGGAGCTACCGGGGCTCGGAGTGCGGCTATACCGGGACGGCCTATTTCAATGCCAACGACGAGACGGTAACTGGCCGAACGCAGGATGTCTGCGGCAAACGGCTGGTGTCCTGTCAGAAGCGCTTTGGCTCAAATGCCGAGTTGCCATTTGGCGGGTTTCCAGCGGCGGGGTTGATCCGATGATGGACTCCATCAACCAATCGCTGGCGCTGGCCCATACTGCTCGGGAGATTCCCCGCGAAGCCTGTGGCTTGCTCGTCATTCACAAGGGCCGGGAGACCTATGTCCCAAGCCGCAACATTGGCGTGGGTACCGACCAGTTCGTGATCCACCCCGAGGACTATGTCCGGGCCGATCGGCTTGGAGAGATCGTGGGGGTGTTTCATTCCCACCCGAATCTGCCTGCTGAGCCCAGCCAGGCCGACAAGGTGGCCTGCGAAGCTTCTGGCTTGCCCTGGTTCATTCTGTCCTTCCCCTCTGGGCAGTGGCATGAGATGCAGCCATCTGGCTACATCGCTCCCTTGGTCGGTCGGGCATGGGCCCACGGGGTGCTTGATTGCTACTCGGTGATCCGGGACTGGTATCGGGCAGAGCGAGGTATTGACCTGCCGAACTTTGACCGCTTTGACGAGTGGTGGAAGCGCGGCCAGAGCCTGTACCTCGACAACTTCGGCTCGGCAGGCTTTGAGGCACTGGGAGCCGTTCAATCCCAGGACATGGAAATTGGCGATGTGCTCCTGATGCAGGTGGCATCACCTGTTCCCAACCATGCCGCCATCTACTTGGGTGATGGCCTGATCCTGCATCACCTGCAGGGCAGGCTCTCCAGCCGGGATGTGTATGGCGGCTATTGGCAAAAGATCACGACGCACATCTTGAGGCATCGCACAGAAACAAACAACCCTCCATGACCACCATCATCCTTCTCGGCGAGTTGGGCAAGCGCTTCGGGCGCAGGCACAAGATGGCTGTGGCCACTGCTGCGGAAGCAGTGCGTGCCCTGTGCGCGAACTTTCCCACTTTCGAGCGAGAACTTGTCGCCTCAGGTGAGCGAGGTGTGGGCTACCGGGTGCTGGCCGGGCGGGACGCCTTGAATCTTGATCGGCTGCATGAGCCCACGGGCCAGCAGCACATCACGATTGCACCCGTGATCTCCGGTGCTGGGGGCAATGGACTGGGCCAGATCCTTTTAGGGGCAGCCCTGATCGCTGTGTCCTGGTGGAACCCGATGGGCTGGGCTGCAGCGGGTTCGTTTCTTTCACAGGCCACGCTCTATTCGGTGGGTACCTCCATGATTTTGGGAGGCGTGGCCCAGATGATTGCTCCGACGGCCAAGTCATCCGATCCCTCTGAGCGGCCAGAAAACCAACCGAGCTATGTTTTCAACGGCGCTGTGAACACCACGGCCCAAGGGCATCCCGTGCCTGTGGGTTACGGGCGGCTGATTGTGGGGTCGGCCGTGATCAGCGCCGGCATTGATGTGGATGAAATCGCTGTATGAGCACCGCTGATTCTCAATTCATTGTTGGAGCGGGCGGTGGTGGCAAGGGCGGGGGCGGCAGTGCTCGCGTGGCCCAGGAAGCACCCGACAGCCTGCGCTCCAAGGCTTATGCCCGGGTGGTTGACCTCGTTTGCGAGGGCGAAATTGAGGGCTTGGTTGGTGGTTTGAAGTCGGTCTATCTGGATGACACACCCATCCAGAATTCAGACGGCTCGTACAACTTCACCGGTGTGACGCTGGAGGCACGGACCGGAACCCAGCAGCAAAACTACATCCCTGGCTTTTCCTCTGTGGAAAACGAGGTCTCGGTCGGGGTGGAGTGCAAGTATGGTCAGCCCGTGGTGCGCTCCATCACCGACCCGGATGTGGACGCTGTGCGCATCAAGGTCAGCATTCCGACGCTGACGCTACAGGACACCACCAACGGGGATCTGAACGGTACCTCGGTCACCTATGCGATCGACCTGCAGTCCCGGGGAGCCGGGTACGTGGAGATCCTGCAGGACACAGTTTCAGGCAAGACCTCATCGCGCTACCAGCGCAGTTACTACGTTCCATTGTCCGGGACTGGTCCTTGGGATGTGCGCCTGCGCCGCATCACGGCAGACTCGACGCAAACCAGCCTGCAAAACAAGACCTTCCTCGAGTCCTACACCGAGGTGATCGAGAGCAAGCTGCGTTATCCCAACAGCGCGCTGATGGCCTTGCGGGTCGACGCCTCGCAATTCACCTCGATTCCCAGGCGCAGCTATGACTTGAAGCTCCTTCGGGTTCGCATCCCGACGAACTACTTTCCCGAGACCCGCTCCTATGCCGGTGTCTGGGATGGCAGCTTCAAGGTCGCCTGGACGGACAACCCGGCCTGGTGTTTCTATGACCTGGTGACCAATACCCGCTACGGTCTTGGCAACTACACGCCTGAGTCGCAGGTCGACAAATGGGCGCTGTACCGGGTGGCCAAGTACTGTGACGAGTTGGTGCCCAACGGGCTGGGTGGCTATGAGCCACGCTTTACCTGCAACCTGTACCTGCAGACCCGGGAGCAGGCCTACAAGGTGGTGCAGGACATGGCCTCGGTGTTCCGGGGCATGGCTTATTGGTCGGGTGGCGCCATCACGGTCACGCAGGATGCGCCGCAGGATCCGGTCTACCAGTTCACCGCTGCCAACGTTGTCGATGGCGAGTTCGCCTACCAAGGATCCTCTGCCAAGGCTCGGCACACAGTGGCCTTGGTCAGCTGGGTGGATCCGGACGATTTCTACCGCCAGAAGGTGGAATACGTCGAGGACCTCGCAGGCATCGCCCGTTATGGGGTGGTGCAGGCCGATGTGGTGGCCATGGGGTGCACCTCTCGTGGTCAGGCCAACCGGGTGGGCAAATGGCTGCTGTACTCCGAGCAGTCCGAGTCGGAGATCATCACTTTCCGGACTGGACTTGAGGGGGCAGTGGTCCGGCCTGGCGATGTGGTCAAGGTGGCCGATGCCAGCCGGGGTGGCATGCGACTCGGTGGTCGCATTGCCGCGGCCACAACCGTCAGTGTCACGCTCGATCAGGACCTGCCCGCAGGATCCTGGCGGATTTCTGTGGTGCTGCCCACGGGCGTCGTGGAAGAGCGGCAAGTGGGATCGCTGTCCGGCCGAACTGTGGGTGTGACCAGCGCGTTTTCGATGACCCCCCAAGTGGGCGCGATCTGGGTGCTGTCTTCCACGCTGGTGGAGGCGCAGCTCTTTCGGGTGGTGCAAGTCGCTGAAAGCGAACCTGGTATCCACGAAATCACGGCGCTGGCGCACAACCCCAGCAAGTACGCAGCCATCGAGCAGGGCCTGGCCTTGCAGCCTCGTGCCATCACTGTGCTCTCGACCACGCCAGCGGCTCCGACGGGGCTGACCGTGACCGAGAGCCTTTACCGGGTCAAGGATCAGGCGCTGGTGCTGATCCAGCTCGGATGGGAGCAAGTCTTTGGGGCTCTGGAGTACCAGGTCACCTACCGTGTCAACGGGGGCAACACGGTCACGCTGCCCAAAGTCTCCAGCACCTATCTGGAAATCCGAAACGCTGAGGCCGGTGACTATGTCTTCACGGTTCGAGCTGTGGGGGTGTCGGGCAAGCTGGGCAACTCCACAAGCCTGAGCCAAAGCATTCTGGGCAAGCTCCAGCCGCCAGATGATGTGCAGGACTTTGTGGTGCTGCGCCGCACGACTGATTTGCTCCTGAGCTGGAGTGCCAACACTGATGCCGACCTCTCGGGGTATGAGGTGAGGGTGGGGACTGGGTGGGATTCGGGTGTGATGGTGGGGCAGACAGCGGGCACGCAGCTGGTGCATGACCAGAGCGAGTCGGGACAGTACAACTATCACATCCGTGCCTTTGACACCTCCGGCAAGTACAGCCAGCACGTCACCACCTTCCAGCTCACCTTGCTCGCGCCCTCATCGGTGCGGCAATTTGATGTGGTGCAGTCAGCCAACCGGCTGGAGTTTCGTTGGCTGCCAAATCCCGAGCCGG